CGTCGGCCCCAGCGTCAGACCGCCGTTGCACCCACCGATCACGGATGCCGCCCCAACGCTCAGGGCCAAGACGGTCAACCGGCAGAGGCTTGTTCGTTTCATGGAAGGTCTCTTTTGCGGGCTTGTCGGTGCTGAAGATGCCGACGATGACCTTCAGGATCGAAGTCAGTGCGGCACCTACCCACGCGGGCATCACTTGGACACCTGCTCCTCGGTGCTCACGCTCTTGTCGCGCGAGTTCCAGCCCAGGGCAATAACGGCGCAGGCGGCGACGATCGCCTCAATCGAGATGGTCGTCGCCGGGTCATTGTCCAGCAGGTATCCGACCTGGGTGAAGATGATCGCAAGGCCCGCGACAATGCCCGAAACGGTGGTTTTCCAAGACTTCATGGGATGCTCCTGAGAGGGAAAGCCCCATCGCCCCATTTCTGGAGCGACGGAGGGAAGGAGATGTCAGGCAGAGGTGACGACTTCGATGGCCGATGCGCCGTAGAAGTTCATCTTGTCTGTGGTGGTGTTGTGGATCAACAGACCCTTGAGTGCCGCGTTCCAGGCAGGGCGAGCCGCCGTGGTCAGTTTGGGCAACATCACGCCGCCACCCTTGGCCAGAAGCCGAAGGTGAACGCTCGTTACAGCAGCGTCGTCGTTGCCGGCCTGGAGGTCAACGGCACGGTTTGCGCCCACCAGCGCCGCGCCGTTGCCGTTGACTTGCAGGTAGTCACTCTTGTCATTGTCGAACCGACCCGTGGTGGGATTGATCGGCTTGATCGCTTCCACGTCGTTGGCGCGGAGGATGCCGGACGTATCCAAGAAACGGAGAATGGGCATAAGAAACTCCTCAAACAAAGCCCACCCCGGGGAGGCCCGGGGCGGGGTATGAACAGGTGAAGGGATGGGACGTGCTTGTATCTGCCGGAGCAGAGATCAATAGAGCGCGACGCTCAGGGCCTTCCAAGGCTGATGGATGCCCATGCCCCACCGCTTGCGGTGCTTGACCAGCGTGGTCTCGTTGTCCTCGTTGAACACGGCCTTCGCCCACTCGCCCTTGCGCATGATGGCGACAGGACCCTCGTCCTCGCTGTCCTTGCACGCGCCGACCATGATCGGCCTGCCGGTCGTGATCGAGCCGCCGGAGAAGTCGCCGTTGTACTTCGTCAGGTCGGTCGTTACGTTCGAGTTGGGCAGGTGCTTGGTGAAGACGATGTTCCAGCCCATGAAGTTCTCGACCTTGCGGTTGACGATCGGGCTGTCGCCGACGGGGATGAAGTCCTTGCTCGTCACCCGCGTACCGGCAAGCAAGATCGTCTTGACCGACGGGTCGGCGAACATATAACGACAGTTTGGGTCGGTCGGCCAGTTCATTCGGTCGGCCTGCTCAGACGCATCAGAGAGGTAGCCGATGAGCGTCTCAGCCGAGGTGTTGTTGCGCGGCCAGTTGACCGTGTCGGTCAGGTCAACGGAAGCCACGTCGCGGGTCAACTGGATACCGCCGGAGTGGACCCCAGCGATGGCAGGCGCACGCGACGCCAGTACCAGCACCCTGAACCCCACGTAGTCCTCGTACTCGGCGTGCTGCCGGGCGAGGTCTTTGGCGCGGGGCTTGATCGCATCCCACGGCACATCCTCTTCGTCCTCGACCGCCACGCGGCGGGCAAGGTTGATCGGATCGTCGATCGTCAGGTCCGTGTAGTCCTGAACGTCGGCCTGGGCCTCGATCAACTGGCCAGGGCCACGGCGCGGGGGCACGCCGTTGTAAGCGAGGCTGGCCCCGCCGAAGAAGGGCATGCGCTTACTGAGCAGCCCCTTCTCGTTGCTGATCTCGTTGATGATGCCGGAGGCGACCAGAAGGTTCGCGTCGCGGTACTGCTCGGCCATGTAGGTTTCGAGCTGGGTAAAACTCAGGGCGCGCTCGTTGCCACGGGCAAGCGCTGCGCGCGATAGGACAATGGGATCGGCCATGGGAAAACTCCCGGTGTGGTGCGAATGACAAAGACGCTGCTTTGCCGGTCGCCTCAGTCGCGGAGTTGTCCACAGCGTCGCGGCCCCTGACGGGGTTGTCGCTCAGCGTGCAGGCTCGTGCCTGGGCTTGACGGACTGGCGGTCTGGGCACGGATGCACCCTGGGGTGGTCGTGCTCAGACTACCGAAACCGGCCACCGCACTGTCGCGCGGGGGCCAGAGTGTTTACTTGTTTGCGTTGGCCTTTGCCTTTTTGGCAGCCTTCTTGGCACTGCTCTTTTACTGAGGAGCGTCCTCGGTAGCGTCCTCCTCATCATCGCCACCATCACCCGTAACAGCCGCGCGGATGATCGCAATCTGCGCGGTGAGGTTCTTCACCTCGTCCTGGAGGTCCTCGGCGAACTTCTTGAGGTCTTCGTACTGCTTGGCAGTTACGGGCGCATTCGGGTTCTTCGACGGCGCAGACTCGCCCTTCTTGCTCAGGATCAGCGCGATCGCTTCCTGTAGGGCAATCTCCTGTGATTCTCCCTTTGCTTCCCCGAGCAAGTTGCCCGCGGCGTCGGTGATATGGCACATCGTGCCGTTGTCTGTGTGGAAGAACCGGATGTCGGCCTTCCAGGTGCGAGTCAACTCTCGAATCTGCTCGTTGTTCAGGTGCGTCTGCATCGTCGTTTACCTCTTTCGTGGTGGGGGAGTCGTTCGCCATTGACGGGGGGAAGCCTCGACGCGCTGGCGCAGGGCGTCGTCTTTGTACCAGTTGCCTTTGCCGTGGACCTTGTCGGCCTCCCAGATCGCCTCCCACATCAGCGTGGAGTCGCCGAACGGGGTGGCACTGTCGCCACCAGCGGCGACGGACTGCTGGACCAGAGGTTTAGCACCGCTGACCTCCTGGTTGTAATCGAACAGCAGGGCCTTGATGGTCGGCAGGGCCTTCTTTGTGTCGGCCAGCGCGGCGTTGATCTCGGCGTGCTGATCGGGCGGGATTTTGGACGTTGCCCACGTCAAGAGCGTGCCGAGCTGCTGCTCGCCGCCAGCGATCTTGATGGCCTCGGCGCGGGTCTGTGCGGCCTGGGCCTTCATCTCCGTCTCGCGGGCGCGGTAGGCGACCAAATCCGCCTGGGCCGTCTGGGCGATGAGTTTCTTGGGGAAGCCGTACTTCTTGTGGATCGCGTCGATCTGCTCGTCGGTAAGTTTGCCGTCTTTGAGCAGTTGGGCCTTGATCTCCTCTTGCTTGAGGCCAGCGCCAGTGATGATCCCCGTGAAGTCCTCGGGTTCGGCACCGGGCGGCGGGGGCGCGGCGAGTTTGAGCGTCGCGTCGGCTTCGGGTGCATCAGCACCGGGCGCTGGCGTCGCTGGCTTGTCGGCCTTGCCACCGCCGATCTTGGCCTGTGCCTCCCTGTAGGACTGGCTGAGGGCTTTGAGAGATTCCTCGGGCGTTGCTCGGATGAACTTCTTGTCCACATCGGCGTGCCACGCCGGGGGCGTTTCGGGGGCCTTGCCGTCCCCGGTGTCGGGCGGCGGCGACTCCGCGGGGGTCTTGTCCGCTGGTGTGGTGCCGCTGGCTGGGGGGGCGTCGGTCGCGCTGTTGGTCTCGGGCATTGGGGGCCTTTACTGGGCGAGGGAGTTGTTCTGTGTTGCGGCTGCCTGCGCCACGTTGCCGGCCACGTCGATGGCCTTGTTGACGGCGGCGCCGCGTGCGGCTTGGGCCTCGTACTCGGCTCGCTCTTGCTCCAGCATCGCCCGGCTCTTGACCAAGCCCGGCTCGTCGATGTTGGAGGACCGTGCCAGCACGTCCACAAGCACGCCAGTGTCAATCTTGCTCATCGCGGTCTCGCCGAGTTGGGCGACAGCCGCTGCGAAACTGAGCGTCTCGCGGCCTTTGGACATCTTCGACAGCGACGACACGCCCGTGAGCAGTTCGAGCCGGGTGGCCTTGGGAGTCAGCGGGGGGGTCAGGCGTTGCTTCTCGGCCAGGAACGCCACGCGGGCGATAATCCCGCCCTGCAAACGCTCGGCGATGGGGCCGTAGAACCCGCCCAGGATGCCCTCGACCTCGGCGGCGACCTGCTGCCATGAGACGCTCGACCGCATGGCGTCCCCGGACTGGCTCAGGTTGGCAGTCGTCAGCATGTTCTTGGAGAGGCGATCACTCACCCGCGCGATGGCCGACTCGACGATCGAGAAGTCGGCAAGGCGGTTGAGTTGCACCGCGGCGAAGTCTTGCACCTGACCACCAACGACCTTGGCACGGATTCGTGAGCCGGATGGTTTGGCAAGGTCTGTGTCCTTGATTGCGCTGGTGTAGTCTGTGGCCCACAGGAACTTGCTCGCGGCGTCGGCAAAGTCCAGCACCTTCATCGACAGCACGTCCAGCGAGAGCAGGTCGCCCCGCAGCGCGTCGATAAACGCCCGTCCGTAATGCTCGCCGGTGACTTCCTCGAAGGGGACGGAGACCATCGGCGTGATGCGCTCGTCGCTCTCGGCCACGGTCCACCCGTTGACCTCGATGGTCTGGACCCACACCTTCGACCACGGCTGCCACTCGATGTGCGTGAACTGGTCGATCCGCCGGTCCCGGGCCGACTTCTTCTTGAGAACCTCGGGCTTGAGTTTGGCCGTCTTGAGTTGCTTCTCGGTTAGCGTCATCGCGTCGATGGACTCTTTGACCGTGTGGGAGATCACATCGAACGACTCGTCCCGCTCGGTTACGTAGCGGTCGCGGCGGTGGACCTTGAGGCGGAAGTCATCAACGACCTGCACCAGCGTGTCGCCGGTGATGAGCAGGTGGCTGATGGCCGTGCGGACGCGGGAGTTGAACCCGTAGGCCCGGCGGTTGTTCTCGTCGCTCAGGTTGGCCGACTGGAGCAGCGACAGCAGCAGCACGTCCCGCCAGAACAGGCGGTCGGCCATGTCCTGCTTCATCGTCGGATCGACTTCGGGATTGGTCTGAATCTCAGGCGCAAGCGCGGTTGTGAACCACGGCTGGGGGGGGAACATGGCCACCAGGATGCGGCCCTCGATGTTCGACATGCCCATCGCCCCGTCGCTCTGGTAGTTCTGGGGGAGTTTGGAGTCCTTGTTGTGGCCCTCCGCCGGTAGAACCCAGGGCTTCGTCAGCCGGGCGTTCTCGCGCGCTTCGTTGAGGCTGGTGGTCCGCGAGTTGTGCGCGGCCGACCAGTGCGCGGCGATGTTGGACTTCATGGCAGGCGTATCCCCTGGCCCACTGGCGTGGTGGTGTTGATGGCGGGGTCGATCACGACCGACTCACGCCCCTTGCGCTGGCGCTGCATGGCCCGGCGGGCGGCGGCGATGGACTTGGCGTCGATGTTCGGCTGTGCCGATGGGCGCTCGGTCGGGCCGGGGTCCGGTGCCGGAGCGTCCGGGGTGCCAATGTCACTCATCGTCGTCCTCCTCGTCTGGGCCAAGACTCTCCCGGCGCGCGGCCTTCGCGGCGGCATGGGCTTGGCAGACGGCCTCGTAGACCGAGTGCTGCCCGGCGGCGTAGACCAGCGCGTACCTGTCGTCCTCGCGTGCCAGTTGTGAGGGGTGCTGCACGACCGCAGGGAGGTACATCCCGTCCATCGCCTTGCGGAGTGCCCCGAGCGTCTCCAGCGGGAGTTCAGTGAAGCCAGGCATGGGGGTAGTTCCTTGTCAGCAGGCGGTGGGCTAGGCGGTGGGGGGTCAGTGCCCACGGCAGGTCAACCCCACCCGTGCGGGCGGCTGCCCTTGTCGCGGCCACACAGTCGCCCCAGCCAGCGGACCACAGTCCGATCGGTGGCCAACCCGCCAGGCTGGCCAGGTCGGGCGGGCGTGGGCAGGGAACCTCGATGGCCAGCCCGAGGCCGGGGAAGTTCTGGGCATAGTCCAACAGGGGCCACAGCCGGGTGCCAGCCGGGCCAGTTTCCAGCACGATCGACCCGTCCGAGAGCGCAACGTGGGTGAACCGCACGCGGCGGTCGAGCATCTGGATGCCCAGCACAATCGCCCGATGACAGTGCGATCTGAACGCCCCGCTTCCATCAGAGAACAAAACAAGTGCCCTGATGGGTGCAGCCATATTTGTTCGCCGATGGCTAACGCACTGAATGGGTAATCGTGTGGTTACTGAAAGGCATAAGACTCTTGCTCGATTCCGAGGACGCGCGTGATGTCCAGCGTCCCGTGCTTTGGCGGCGGCGGAAGAACGACCTCGGGGTACAACGCCGCCCACTCCGCAGCCAGTTCGGCAAGGATGTCGCGCGTGTAGAGCATGACAAGTTGCTCTAGGACGATCTGCCTGCCGCGCTTGGAGTTGCCCGCGTGGAACCAGAAGTTGTCATGCACCAGCATCATCTCGATGTGCTCGGCACGGCACGCCACCCCGACCATGTGCGCGTGCGTCGAGTCGAGGCTGTGGATGAAGTTGGCCGCGATCCCGTTGACGTGCTTCTTGACGCGCACCGGGGCCTTCTCGTCCTCGTAGTCGATGTAGGAGATCTCCTGGAGGACGGTCTTGATTTTCTTGTAGGTGTTCTTGCGGTAGCCCTGGATCACCGGGAACCCGAGCGGGGTTGTCCAGCGAACCAGATGCCCAGCCGTGGCGATCCGCAGGGCGCACGCCCGCAGCCAGGCCATGATCTTCGCCGCCACGTAACTGACCTTGGCCAAGCACTTCATCGTGATCTTGGCGAGGTACGCAGACCCGCGTGTTACCTCGTCTTGCGTGAGGCCATGCTCGACAATCTCGTCGCGGATTTGCTGCCTGGCACCTGACTCGGTTACGCCGTAGGTATCAGCGAGAACCGTGGTTTTGAGCGTCTTGCGCTGGATGCACCGCTCGACGACACGCGCGATCGGGACAAACTCCTCGTTGGTCTCAGCCATGACTTCCCGCAGGACCATCTCGGAGATGATCGTGTAGGGGTCGTGGATTACTCCGGTCGGCAGCAGGTTGACCGCAGCAGCGCCGATGGGGTCGCGCCCGAGCATGGCGTAGTGCTGGAGTCCGTTGCACGCCCCATCCCACTGGCATGGCACAAAGCGCCCGATGCCGTCGGGGTCGGCCACGCCACGGCACGCCGCGACAAACTGCCAGGGGTTCTCCGCTTGCAGCGCCAGCCCGGACGGCTCGTCGGCCTTGGCGATTCGCTTGATCTCAGGCAGGTTGCTGTCCACCCAGGCCACGCGCTCGTGGTACAACTGCTTGTCCACGGGCTTGCCGAACATATTGGCCGCGTGAATCTTGAGGTACCGCAGGCCGTCCGGCCCGGGCCTGATGCCGTTCTTGAACAGCAGCAGCCCGCGCGAGATATCGTCGCCCTGGTGGTTCAGTTGGGCGGGGATGGCGTACTGCCGGAACCGGAAGTCACCCTGGCAGGGGAACCACATCGGCAGCGCGGCGAACCGCTCGGCCACCGTGATCTTGTCGAGGTAGCACCTGCGGTCGGCTGTGCGGCGCCGGTTCTCGGTGGCGTTGACCCGCACCTTGGCCTTCCAGTCTTTGAGGTCATCGGGCAGCACCCGCTTCCACCGCTGCCCGCGCGGGGCCGTCTTGCGGTAGCCGTTGGGCTTCGGCACCGGGGGCAGGTTGTCGGCGTGCGGGACGCCCGCGTGGTTGCCGCCCTGTTTGTAGATCGCCTTCATGTCGTCGAGGGCCTTGGTGTTCACCGCCAGCGGTGTCGATTGGAGGCACCAGTGGGCAAAGTGCAGTTCGTCCAGGCGACCATCGCGCGTGCGTGCCGCCAGTTCCCGGCGGAGTTCGGGGCTGGGCTTGGAGACCAGCGGCGTCCTGATGCGGATGTAACCCCCCGGCGTGTCCCGTGTCGCGGGCATCGGCTCAACGACCATCGGCTGGTACTGCGGGCGCATGAGTTCCCGCGCCGCGTGGCCCTCGGCGACCAGTTCGATCGCCTCGTCGGTCAACTCAACCATCCCGACGCGGTACTTCTTGCCGGGCACCTTGATCTTCTGGCGACGGAAGGCGGGCTGGAAGGGCTTGTCGTACCCGTCGGTCGTACACCACTCGATGCACGACCAGAGCAACCGCTCGCCCAGCATGATGCACGCGCGCCGGTGGTCGCTCGCGTCCGAGAGGTTGCGGCGTGCCCACCAGTTGATCTTCTTGGGCTGGCTCGCGCGGAACCGCTCGACGATCAGGTTCAACAGTTCGTTCTCGTCGGGCATGCGCACCTTCGGGTCTGGCCGCTTGCCGCTGGCGATCTCCTCCTTCATCCGGTTGCGGTACCTGCGCCGGGCGTACTTGTCGTGGTCCTTCATCTCGGCGAACAGCAGCTCGGCCAGCACCGCGCGGCCGATCGCGTGGGTGAGCCGAGCCACGGTGATCCCGTCGGTGTCGGTCAGGCACATGCCGAGGGACTGGTTGAGTGCGATCACCGCCAGCACGTCGGGGTGAATCTCGTTGAGCACCGGCCTGATGACGGTCGAGTTGTGAATCTTTGCGCCCGCCGCGATCGAGCGTTTGAGTTTGCTGATGTCGGCGGAGACGGCGCGGAACCAGTGCCCGACCAGACGCTCGCCCGGCTTGAGGTTTGCGCCGTTGCCCTTGTCGGTCTCCTTCTGGGCGAGTTCGCGGTAACGCTTCACGCCGTCCTCGACTGCGCTGCGCTCCAACTCAAACTCGATGTCGATGAGGCTGCCCGCTATCAACCGCTCGGTGGCTTGGTGCATTTGTCGTCCGTGACGTGAGGGAATCCACTGCCGGCGCGTTGGCGCGGGGGAGTGGGGATGGTCATTGGGTAACGGTCTTTTGCTGCTGCCTCGCCCACGCGACGGCCTTCCACGCCGCCACGACCGGGCAGGGGTCGAGGTGGGCCATGCACACCCGACCCCCTTGATGGATCACCCAATACTGGTTGGGCGTGATCCCGTGCGGGCCTGTGTTGCCCATCGGGTAGGTGCCCGGCTCGTCGGGCCACTTGATGCGGTTGGGGAGGGTCATGGGTACTTTTTGGGATTGCAGACTTCCTTGATAATCGCTTCAAGATGTTCGCACACGCCCCGCCCGAGTGGCGTACGCGCCGACTGTGCTGACTTGTGCCACCGACACAGGATGCGAACGCACCGATTGCGTTCCTTCAGCACACCCGCATTTGCCGCGCGCTTCTGAGAGCAGTCAATCTGGTTGGCCTCTTTGCGGCTGTTGGGGTCTAGCCGCACCTCACGCACGGTCTGGCTTTTCCACCGGGCTATGTGCCTCTCCCCCGCCGTCGCTTTCTTCGCCTTCTTCTTCATCCGTTTCTCCTTGAATCTGGCCCCGCGCTGTGGGCGGGGGGCCGGGGTTAGCCTTGCTTGTTTGCTAGCAAGGATCGGTCGTACTCAAACTCACGTGTGCTTGCGGGCCACGAGATCGTGATGCCCTCCAGCCCAAGCCGACTCGCCGCTTCCTTCAACACCTGTTCTGCGGTGAGTAACGACACATCCACGTTCCCATCGAAACTCACTTTGTTGTGGTCGATGCGAAGATGACCAACAAAGGATGGGCTGGGGTGGATGCAGTCGCCATCTCGCGGGCCTTTGTATAGACCCTCGAACAGTTCTTGCGCATTTTCGACTCGGTAGATCGTTTTCACTTCTATCTCACTTTCTGCCCTCTCGGGCGTGTCCGCCACGCGGCGGGGTTATTGGGGGGCGGGGGGGTTTCGGTGCCTTCTTCCTCTTTGCAGCAACCCGGTCGGATGCAGGGGGCACCATGTCTGAACACCAGATGTCGAAGCGGTCCTCAAACTCGTGCCGATCCACTACGTAAAACAGGGGGCTGTCATGGATCACCCAGTCCCCTATTTCCGCGACATCTCCGATATCCGTTACAACAATCACCTGGGTTTTGGCGTTGAATCTCTGAAAGTAGTTTGGTCGTGGGTGGGTCTTTGTCGGGTACTCCCCCATGAACGAGGTGCTTGCCTCCACTCCGCCGTGGCACCATGCCGCAACGGCAACCGCCGATGCTTCGGTTACTTGGTGTGCAACGAGATGGCGCACCTTTGGGGTAACGATCACGCCCCGTTCTCCTTTGTGTTTGATGGCTTCGCTTCCCCCACCCTCCCCCTCGCCGCATCCAGCGCAGCGCGTGCGGTGGGGTTTGCCATCACCTCGTCGCTGGCGCAGCACAGCATCTGACCGGCTATGCCCTGGTGCATCGTGAAACCGGCCAAGTTCTTTGCCAACACGCCCACCGCCTCCCGCGCCTCGGCGAGTTCGGCGCGGAGGCGGGTGATCTCGGCGGCGGAATCCTGCATGATCTTTCGCCAGGGATACTGCGCATCGCCTTTGAGACGTTCGAGAATGTCGATCTCTTGCTCGGTCATGTTCTTGGCATCCTCTTGTAATCCCACGGCGAGAAATACTCATCCTCCGTTGTGCCGCAATACTTGCAGATATCCGAGCCTGTCAGGGCCGCGTGAAACTCGTGGTAGCAAACCACGCCCTCCCCACGCTGGACCTTCTGCCTTCTGAACACGTTGTCAATCTCGAACACAACCTGCATCGCGGCTTCCTTCAACTCGGCTAACTCTTTGTCAGTCATGTTGCCCTCCCCTTGCCCGCCACGCCCATGCTGTGAAGATGATCCGCCAACCGCTTGGCGGCGCGTGAGACCATCTTGCTCGCGGTCGAGTGTGTAACCCCGAGCATCTTGCCGACCTCCCACATCCGCAGCCCACGATCTACCCGCAGGCGCATCGCCTCCAACACCCGCGCGTCCACACCGATGGACTTGTGGCCGTCAGGATCGTCAAGGATCAGCCGCACTACGCGCGCCTGGCGGATCATCGCCTCGGCGTCTTCGTTGGCCCACACTTGCGACTGGACGCCAGCCGACTGCCCGCCCTGGGCGCGGGCACCGTCGATTGCCCGGACGCGCTTGCGTTCAACCCGGCGAATCTCAGCCCCGTTGTTTATCAGTACCCACTTGGCGTATGTGCTGAACCTCGCGGCACGTTGAGCGTCGAACGACCAGACCGCACGCATCAGGGCGATCATCGCCTCGGCCCTGCCGGTGTCGCCTTTGCCGAGGTGCCAGGCGTGCTTGTGCGCGATCCCGGCATACGTCGCCACGATGATCGACTCGAACCGTCTAGACATGACCAGCCAGACATCCGCTTCCTCTGGCCTTGCGAGCCGAGTGTCTTGCCCCATCCCGGCGCGGACGTAGCACAAGTTCATGGCGACAAACAGAGCGTTCTCCTGCAACCTCGTCAGCGTGCGATGGGCGCGCTTGGGGTACGTCGTCAGCGTGTGGTACCTGATGACGTCCTCGGCTCGACCGAGCACAAGGCTGTCTACTCCCTGGTCGTTCTGCTCGATGCTCGGGTGCATCACCGGCTTGGGCCGGGCGGTGATGCAGATGACGCCGCGCATCAACCGGCTCGGCGAGACGGGCTTCTCGGCTGGTGTCGTGCTCACACGCCACCCCCCGGATGTGCCAATGTCAAGAGCGGAACAACCTCCCAAGACTCCTTCGGGTCCGTGCCAGAGTGCAAGCCCAGGATGCCACAGAATCCATCGGCGTACCTGACCGACGCGACCACCCACAGGCCCGGCGTGCGGTGCAGCATCTCGATCTTGCTGAACCGTGCGTGCTCGTTGTAGTGATCGCCCCGGTCGATGGTGTCGCCGATGCGGTACTCGGTTCCGGTCGGTGTGTGCTTCGCCATCTTGAGCCGGGTCCAGTTCTGGGGGATGGTGTTGGTCAAGCCCCACCTCCCTTGCCATGCTCGTTGCACTTCGCCGCGATCACGCGCTTGAGTTCGTCCAGCGGGTACATCGCGCTCTTGCCGACCTGCGCCGTCCTGATCCCGTACTTGACCACCATCCGGCGGAGTGCCCGCTTTCTGTCCCTGGTCTTGGTCTTGTCGATCCGCAAGTAGCAGATCGACTCCTCGTCCGTCAGCAACGACGAACACGGGCGCGGTGGGTTCGTCGGCAGGATGTTGGTCGGGTCGCACGCAAACACGGTGATCTGGGCGGGTGGTTCAGAAGCCATAGGTTTTCCTCTCGTAGTTCTTGAATCGCGTCTGCGCTGCAACGAACGTCAACTTCGCAGTGCCGCACTCGCCGTTGCGGTTCTTGGCGACGATCACCTCGGCCAGACCCACCTTGTCGTGGTGCGTCGATGCCCAGTTCTCGTCGTCGCGGTGGTAATACTCCTCGCGGTGCAGCAGCATCACCGTGTCCGCGTCCTGCTCCAGCGAACCGCTGTCGCGCAGGTCCGACAGTTTGGGCTTGTTGTTGTCCCGGTTCTCGGCGTTGCGGTTGAGCTGGGCCAGGGCCAGCACGGGCACCTGGAGTTCACCGGCCAGAGCCTTGAGGTCGCCGCTGATCTCGGTGATCTGCTCGTAGCGTGGCACCTTGCCGCCCCGGCCCGCGTGCTGGATCAGCCCGAGGTAGTCGATGACGACGAACGCGGCGCCGTGCTGGCGGATCGCACGCCGAGCGCGGGCGCGGATGCCGCCCATCGCCAGACGCGGGGTGTCGTCGATCAGCACCCGCACGTCGGTCAGGTCTTGGGCAGCCGCCAGCAGTTTCTCCCACTCGGCACTCTCCAAGTCGCCGCGGCGGATGCGGTTGCTGGGGATCGCAGCCGTCCCAGAGAGAAGCCGCTGGGCCAGTTCCATCCGGCTCATCTCCAGCGAGAAGAACAACACATGCCGGCCCGTGGACTCCGAGACTTTGCGGGCGATATCCAGGGCCAGGGCAGACTTGCCCATGCTCGGGCGCGCCGCCAGCAGGATCAGTTGCCCCGGCATCATGCCCGCCACCACAGCGTCGAGGTTCGCAAAGCCCGTGGCCAGCCCGACCGTCGTGCCCGGCTCGCGCTCGAACAGCCGCTTGGCCTCGCCGAAGACGATCTCGCCGACGGTGTTCATGCCCCCGACGGTGCGGGGCTTGTTGACGGCCAGCACGCTCGCCTCGCAGCGGTCGATGATCGCGTCGGTCTCCTCGCCCGTGCCGGCGGTGTAGACCTCGTAGAGCGTGCTGGCGCAGGCCGTCGCCAACTGCCGGAGCCGGTGCTTGTCGGCCACGATCTTGGCGTAGTAGACGGCGTTGACTGCTGACGGCACAGACTCCAGCAGGTCGTTGAGGTACGCGGCCCCGCCCACCGACTCCAGCACCCCGTCGTCGCGGAGTTTGTTGAACAGCGTCATCACGTCGGCGCTGCTGGTGCCGTCGAGTTTGACGATGCCCGCGTAGATCGCCTGGTGTTCCGGCTTGGTGAACGCATCCGAGGACAGCATCGGGGACACCTCGGCGATCACGCCCGGCGCAAGCAGCATCGCCCCCAGCACGCACCGCTCGGCCTCGACCGACGCGGGCGGTTGCCGCTCGAAGAGTTTGTCGAGTTGGACGGGCGGGGGTTGCTTCATGGCACAGCCCCCGTCTGAATAGCCAGCCACTCCTCCGCAAACTCGGCGAAGTGCGAGTCGGCGCAGAGGGCCTCGATGTTCTCGGGTTCCATCTGGCCACCGCTGACAAGGGCCATCCGCTTACTCAGGTCTGCCATCACGCGAGACTTGGGTGCGTTCCTGATGCGCTCGTAAACCCACTCGAACAAGTCGTCATTGCCGCGCATGCCACGGTCGAGCAGCCGCTTGGACAACGAAGGCGGCTTCAATGCCAGCGTCTCTTCCGCTGGCTGGTAGACCTCCCACCTCCGCTGGTTCAGCCACGTTGCGGGCAACGGCACCCACTGCCCGTCGTCCTTCGTCGCGTCCCGGCTGGTGGCGTACTGCTTCACCCCGGCGATGACGGCGGAAGATATCTTCCCGAGATGCTTGGACTTCCAGATGGACGCGCACCCATCTCGGTTGACCTTCCGCTTGCTCTTGGGGTATGCACTCCAGAACTCGTCGAATCCTGTTAGGTCGATGTTTGTTGTTGAGTGAACCTGCTCAACACTGTCTTTATTCTTCTCTTCTCTTCTCTTCTCTGGTCCGCATTTTGTCCGCACGACCTCGGAACTTTTGCGGACACTTTGCGGACAAAATGCGGACACATCTTGTTCGGGAGATATGCGGGCCAGCGACTTGCGGCCGTTGTCCACCGCCCGACGCTTCGCGGCCTTGCCGTGGTGAGCGTCAAAGTTGGGCATGATGCAGACATCGTTCTCGATCTTGAGCCATTCCACCGCGATCATGGCCTCTGCCAGTCCGGGCAGCCCGACCATCTTGTCGAGCGTTTCACCATCAAGCCCGAGGTTGCCGTTCGTACTGTGTTCGTCAGCGAGCGACCACACAACATACAGCGCACCGACCACTTCCCACGCCTGGCGCGAGAGTGCTACACCCATGCGCACCACCTTCGGGTGGTGGTGTAAGTGCAGTCTCATCTTGATCCAATCAGCACTCATGCGAACACCTCGGAAATCGTGCGGACACTTTGCGGACAAAATGCGGAAGGTTTGCGGACAAACTGCGGAACAAATGCGGACACTTTGCGGACAGAATGCGCCGCACCGTTAGGTATTCTCTAGGTGTATCGTGACCCGTGCGCCGGGGGGTGCGCCGATGGCCCGGTAGAACTTCCGAACGTGCAGGTCATACACCTGGCAGTCGTCCTTCCACCACCCGCCGTCGTCGGTCAGCGCGTCGAGGATTGCCTTCACCAAGTTGTCGGCGTCGGGCTTGATCGCCAGGGGCACCGCATCGGGTGAACTCTTCCGGGTCAGCAGGCGCTTGGGCCGGTCGAGTGCCAGGTCAACGACCATCCGCACCGGACCTTCGTGCCGCTGTGGTGGGCGGTGTGGCATTGCCGCCGATCGGACCAGCACCTTCCACCCGTCTGCCGTCTTGGGCGTATACATGCGGGTGAACCCGTTGATGGAACTGGCCTTGGCTCGGGGTGTGGCCTTCGGCTCGCCTTGTACGTCGAATGTGATCTGCATAAAACACCACCCGAGCGTCAGCCCGGGCGGCGTGTAGTTCACTCTGCTGCCGGAGCCGGGGCCTTGTCGGCGGCGTCCTCGGCCTTCTGCTCGAACAGGTCGGTGCCGTCCCGAACCGAGTCCACCAGATCGAACAGCGTGCTGATCGTGCTCTTGTACCGTTCCTTCGCAGCCTTGGCGTGGGTGTCGGCGTCCTCGGCCTTGGCCTCGAAGCGGGCGACGTCAGAGTCCAGCCCCGTGAGTTTCTTGCGCAGGTCTGCGGGCGTGAGTTCCAGGTCCTTGATCGCGCTGCTGATCTCGGTGCGTGCCTCGTCCGCGGCAGATGCGTTGGTCTTGCGGGTCTCCTTGTACTCCTTGAAGTCCTGCTCTGCCTGCCGGGCTTCGTTGACCAGGGCGATGAGCCGGTCGCGGGTGGACTGCGAGAGCGGGCGGTTGTCGGGCGGGGATGGGGACTTGGACGGGGGCTTCTTCTTGGACTTCTTCTTTGCCATGGTGATCTCCTTTGAGGGAATGACTGGCGCGGGCTTTCACCCGCGCCGGGTCAGGCGTCGCGCCACTAGATTTTCATCCAGTCAACACCAGCCTCGATCTGCTGGCTGATCCACGCCGCCACCTTGCCGTACTGCTCGGGGGTGTAGGAGGCACCCTCGGCCAGTTTGGGCAGGCCCGCACGATCCGCCGACTTCCTGAGCATGGAGCCGATCTCGGCGGTCTCTATGGCTTTGAGGCCCGTCCACTGGCGGACCAGAGTGATGCACTGAGTCCTGCCTGGGTTGGCCGGGGTTGCGGGTGGTGTGTGCCGCTGGGTCTGGGTCGCCGGCTGGGCAACACCCGCGCCGTCGTCCTCCTCGTCGCTGGTGATGCCGATCATCGACGACAGGCCGTACCGCCGGGCGTAGGTGATCGCCGCGCCCATGCGCTGAATCGGCATGGTTTTTTCGTTGGCCTTCTCGTAGCCAGCACCACCGCTTTTGACAGCGAAGATCGCAGATACCCACTGACCGGACGAGTGAGCCAGGATCGTCTTGATTTTGATGCTCTCCCCGTCGCTCATCACAGGCTGGAACACAGCCAGCCCGTTCTTGCTCAGAGGCCCGCGGCACGCATCCCATATCGCAGCTAGGTCGGCGTACATCACGCCCAGGTGCGGGTTGCGGGCGTCCTTGATTGCAGAGCGGATCTCCCCCTGCGCTACCGCCAATGCACCTGCAAGTTTGCCGATGTCTGCGGTCTGCTCATACTGCCCGACCACCACGGTCAGGGGTGCGGGCGCGGCATCGGGCGCGGGACGGGTGTCTGCGGTGGGGCCTTCATTGGGCATTGGTTGACTCCATTTCGTAGTGCTTGCAGAACGTGCGGCTATCGCACAGGTGGCATCCAGTGGTGTTCGGGTTCGTCGGGTGCAGACCGGCACGGTCCATCCGCACCATCTCGCGCAGGTCTTCGATCACCGCGTCGGTGTTGTTGATGAGAACGTCCCGCACCACCGCGTTGTGTGGGCGGGTGTCCCCCTTCTTGTATTGCACGACCTTCCCCGTTTCGTCCTTGACCGACTGGGCCTTCTTGAACGGCATCAGATTGCGGACCTGCACCCACTCCACAATCGGGGCGTCGCCGAACTCGACCCACTCCTTCGAGACCAGGGCGCCGAGATCGTCGAACGTCGGCACCTCCACCCGGCCACGCTCGAAGCACAAGTGATACAGCCCGAGCTGCTTGTTGCGGCGCAGGTAGTCTCGGGTTGGCGAGTCCTCCACCGTCTTCCAATCCCAGACGTACACGAAGTCGCCGACGTAAAACGCCAGGTCGATGTGGCTGGCGAACTCCGCCGGCACGCCGTCAACGTCGAGCGTCAGGCGGACGGGCAACTCGCACCCGATCAGCCGGGCCGACGCGAAGTAGTCGGCAAACCGGACCTGATACGCCTCGATCCACTCGCAGACCTCGGCGAGCAACTCAGGCTCGGCCTCGATGACGGCGTGAGACTTGGGCCTGCCCTCGTCTAGCACGCGGGCCGAGACGATCTTGCCCGCCTTGGTGGCGATCGACCGGATCGAGTCGCGGTCCCACAGGTTCATGGTGTGGACCATCGTCGCGGCCTCGTGGAAGACCAGACCCAGGTACAAAGCCGTCGTCGTCTGCCCGATGATCTTCCCCTCGTGCCGCAGTTGCACCGCCCGACGGCAGGGGTTGATGAGATCACTGGTGTGGTACTCAGAGAGCGGCACTGTTATCTCCTAAAACGCGCGCCGGGCCTACACAGCCAGGCGTGCGCGTCGTCGTGGTTCCCTCACCTATTGACCGACGGCCTGGCCCTGCGTGCAGGGCTTGGCCGGGGATCAGCGGATAGCCAGCGTCGTCTCTGTTACGTCAGACCAGCCGCAGTTACTGCACGCCCGCCCCTGCACCCGGTAGCGGTGGATACCCAGCGGGATGGAGTCGTCGCCTTCGGTATCGACGTGGTCAACCGGATCAACCACAGACGCACAGACCGGGCATGCCTCTCCGCTCTTGGGGCAGCCAGCAGCGGCCCAAGACACAATCGCCTGCTCGATGAAGGCCAACTCCTCTGCACCCGTAAGGATGGGCTTCTCCCTCTTGTGCCCAGACCTCATGCAGTACTCAGCCAGGTCGATGATGCTGGCGGATTGGGTGATGATCTTGATGCAGCCAGCGTGCAGTTTGATCTGACGCTGGCGGACCATGAGCGGCATATCGCCGGCGCAAATGAAGATGGCCTTCTGTGCGAACGACGTGGCCGCAAGCAACAACCGTGGCCGGGCCGACGGCATGGTGAACAGCGGGTCGTACTCGACGTTCACCGGGACTGGCTGGGGCTGGTCGTTTTCGGGAAGGCCACCCAACTCCTGCTCGATGCGGGGCTGCGTGGGCGGAAGAACGGACAGGTTATGGGGCGGGTCAATCGGTGCGGGTGTATCTGCCACGGGCATCTCCTGTGTGGGGTGAGGGTCGGGGGTCAGTTCTTGACGCTTGATTGCGGGCGGCTTTTGCGTGCCACGGGCTTGCGGTACTTGGTGGCCGTCCCGTCGCCGGTGCTCTGGAGCAACTCACCGATCGCTGCCGGCTCCATCTCGGTGAGGTGCGAAACAGCCGCGTCGATCAGTCGGGTGTGAGACACGCCGTAGACCAGCCGAAGCCGGGCGAGGCCGACGTGCGCCTCCTTGCTGATCTGGATGCAGGTGCGGGCGATGGACTTGAGACTCTTTGCCATGTCCAAAGCCTACCCGTACAGTCCTATAGAAATCAAGTAGACTTGTATAGATTTTTATACAAATCTACGGAAGCACTGAAAATACAGATAAAATGTGATAAATGTTTGGATTTGACGTGAGTGTGGATAAACTGTTTGCATGGCTACCGCAGCAGAAGTCGTTCGCCGGTTGAGGGAGGAGCGCGGTCTCACCCAGGCCGAACTTGCAGAGCGATTCAAGAAGACTCCGCAGTGGATATTCAGCGTTGAAACCAGCCGCATCAAACTCAGAGAACCCCTCCGCGCCAAGTTTGCCAACGCCTTCGGGATCACGCTGGCCGACTTCGACCGCATGTGGCAGCACTCCACCATGCCCCTGCAAACAGCCGAGAACAAGGGCATCCCGATCATCAACAAGACCCCGGCGGGTGAGGCCCTGAACTACCAGGAGTACGGCGTCAGCAGCAGGCACGGGCACGCCTACTTACCCCGCGATGAGGACACCCGCAGCGAGGAACTCTTTGCTGTCCAGGTGGTCGGGGATTCGATGCTTCCTCGAATCCGAGAGGGGGATCACGCGATCCTCTGGCCGATCCCCGAGGGCTACCCCGAGGAGCAGCTCGACGGGCGTGTGGTGTTCGTTCACTTCCAGGCCGACGACACCTGCCAGATAGCCCGTCTGCACTGGATGGATGACACCGACAAGGAACTGGGCCGGCGGGTGGAACTTCGCAAGGACAACCCCAAATTCAAGGGGCGGAAGGTCTGGTTCAGCGAACTCGACCAGCTCGCCGTCGTCGTGCAGATCAGGGGCAAGCCATGAGGCCGGCGCTCTTGGTTGTGCTGGTCGTTCTGGGCGGGTGCGGGCCGTCGCGCGTGGCAGTCGTGCCCGACCCACCTGCCGGGCCTGCGATCAGCCCCGAGCGCCAGCAGGCCGTCTACGCCGCGGCTGCCAAGGTCGTGGTGTTGACGCCGGAAGATTCGCTCGAAGACTGGCGTGCGATCCAGACCACGGCGGCAATACCCGGCGAGGGTGTTAGGTATCTCAGGCTCTGGGCGTTCGGGCTTGGTGCGGAGGCGGTGCTGGTCGAGCGGGTGGATGGCGAACTCGTCGGCACAGCCATGCGTCGCCCGTGATTGGGGCAGATTTTGGGGGAACTCCAACGGCGTTCCAGCAGAGTCCGTGCGGACTACCAGTGGCGACGGTCAGGGGTTGTGTTGTCAGGCAAAGGTCAGGCACCAGCAGTTGAGCGGACGCGCCGTGTCGGGCGTAAGACGGATTTGCAATCCGCCCCATTAGACCACTCTGGCACGCGGCCGACGCCGAAATATAGCCCTGGCACAACAGAAACGCGGGGTCCGACGGTTAGGATCCGACGAACCCCGCGCGTTTGGGGCAAAGTTGGGGCAAAAGACCATCAGGTCAGGCCGCGTATCACGCCGTGCGCCGCCTCATTGCGGACCTCCAGCGTGTACTCGCCAACTACCAGACCGTTGTGCTGGCCGTTGATACAAGGCAGATTCTTGTAAGCAAAACTTCTACCTAACAGCGGAAGCACCGATAGGCGAGTGCTGTCCAGGAGCAGCACCGCATCCATCGGTACCCACCGGCTCAGCACAATCTTGCACGGACCGAAGTCGCTCTCGTACACATTGATCGCGTCTCGGTATCGAGTGCCGCTCATGTCCACGTCGGCTAGTGATGATCTAAAGGCGTTGATCCTTCGCTTCATCGTGCCGCCCACCACGATCGTGTTGACAAGCACACTTCTTCCATCCCAGATTTGTTTTGCCGCGGCGTTGAGCATGGCCTCGCTCAGTTCTGTGCCGCCACCATCCCCCCTGGGAATACCCCCGGCACCAGGAGTCATCACGTTCGTGGTCAACTGCGGGATGATCCCGCTCATCGCATGGCGAAGCACCGTCCCGAGGTACTGCGTCGAGGCCGACACCCCGTTGATGACGCAGCTTTCAAGATCACGGAGTAACTGACGCAGGCGAGTATGCTTCTGATAGTCCATCTCGTCGCTGATTGATATACCGCGATCCTTCGCCAACTGCTCCGAAGCACTCACGTTTGCAGAGAAGACCTGCGCGTAATTGCTCTTCGCCACTCGGTTGATGAACCGAGACTGCGATTCACCGGCGCACCCCTCTATAGATGGGTTGCCGATAATCAGCAGCCGCTGCCCACTGCTCAACGCAGAACCCTTCGACGCACCGTATCGGCGGGACACCCTGACGACGCCGTCGGTGATGTCCAGGACCAGCATCACTTCACTTGAACCATTGGGTCGCAGCAAGTCTCCAACTCGCAGGCGCGACGGCTTGATTGTCGTAAGCACCGTCGCGTCTGTCGCGTTCGGGGTGAACGTCGTCTGCTTGATCGTGTCGAAGTTCGGTAGCAGGTCATCGTCAAACCAACTGTGCAGGCCACTCATCGCCACCCGACCAGGATCACCAAGGTGGTCCAGCAGCGGGGCCTCGCTGGGTGAGATGATCCCCACCAACGTGGCAAGGTCTTCGGCGTTCTCGATCTGGTTTTCGGGTATGTCCATCAAGCATTTTCCAGTAAACGGCATGTGCATTTCTCCTTTGTTATGTCAAGTGCATAGTTCTGATACGAAGACACGATCAACTAAGAGCCGCATCGGTCGCCGGCTCACCCCTCAGCGCCCGCAGTTGGGCCTCCAGCCTGCGAATCTGTGCGCCCTTGTCCACCCCGGCGATCGACTCAATCTGTTCGGGTGTGGGCCGGACGTAGTGGTTCTGCATCACCTCGGGCGAGTGGCCCAGCCAGTACGCCACGGTGGGCACGGGGAACGCCTGCACCCAGTCCGTCTCCAGGCTCTTGCGTAGGGTGTGTAGGGGCTTGCCATAGGTCGCCACCCCTGCCCGCTTGCGGATGGCCTGCGCCACCCGGCTGGCCTCTTGCGGGGTGGTCGGTGCCCCATCGCACGGGCCGGCAGCGCACGCACCCGACTCGAACACCTCCAGCAGCACCGCCCGCAACTCGGGGCTGATGGGCACCTCGCGCTGGTCGTGCTTGGTGTCGGCCTCCGCTGCCCGGCCACCCCGATCGGGGATGCGGACGATCAGTTGGGCCGGGTGGTCGAAGCGGATGTCCTGCCAGGTCAATGCCCGGGCCTCGTTGAACCGCAGCCCGGCCATGCGTGCGAGCGCGAAGATGGCCCGCCAGCCAGGCCCCGGCGCGGCGTCCATGATCTTCCGCACGTCGGCGATGGGGACGTAGGCCCAGGTGCCCATGATCTTGGGCACGCTGGACCGCTCGCCCTTGAACGGGTTGATCCGCACGCCGGTGTCGCGCGGGTGCCGCATGGCGTGGGCGAAGAGGGTCTTGGCGTTGCGCATGTGCTTTCGCACCGTCGCCACGCTGATCGGCCTGCCCTTGATCTGTCGCTTCTCCAGCCACAGGCGGAAGTCGGCGGCGTGTGCCGGGGTGATGTCGGCCACCTTCCGCCCTTCGCCCAGGTGGTTGGTCAGCAGGTCGATGGTGCTGCGGAGTTCCCGCGCCGACGCCGGGGCCAGGTCGGTGCGGAGTGTGAAGAACCTCGCCACCCACGCGGCGAGTGTCATGTCGCCGGTCGCTTCCAGCAGGCTCGGGTCCGCCGTGAGTTCCGCGGCGAGTTCCCGCCGTCGGCGTTCGGCCTCACGCCTTGGCACGTCGGCGATCGCGCCGGCGGATCGGCTGACCCGCTTGCCCTGGTGGGTGTAGACCAGTTTCCAGTAGTCGCCGTTGCGTTCGATGCGTACGTCGATGGTCATGGCGCACCACCCCCGCCGGCCCCGGTAGCCAGTGCCGCGTCGTTCGTGCGTGCCTTGATCGCCTCCTCCAGCGCGACGCGGATGGAGTCGGAGCGCAGCCACTTCCCCCCCCGCTCGGCTTTGAGCAACGCGGCGAGTTGGTCGGCGAGCGCGGGGATGTTGTCCTCGGCTCGGGTGTTGATGTATTGCCAGGTCATGTGTTCTCCAGTGAGGGAAGCCGGCGCGGCCACGGTGGTGGGCGCGCGGGTGGTTGGTCAGTCGTCGTCGGGCGGGAGTGGTCGTGGGTTCCCAAGTTCGGCGTCGCGTAACTGGGTCGCCGTCTCATACTCGGGCGTGCCCACCTCGATGCGCCGGAAGGTGTAACTGATGCAGTCGTCTATCACGATGACCTTCCAGATAGCCATTCGCTCGGGGTTGTCGGCGAACCAATACAACTTCGATCCGCTGTGATGGTTTATGTAGAACAGTTGACCGTTGGCAAAGCCGGCGATCTTCTCCGATGCGATCCACCCATCCAAGTTCTTGTGCATCGTCCGCATGACACGGAGGACGTTCTCGTGGATAGCACGCACGTGCAAACTCTCGTCGGCGTGTATCTGGAGTGGAGTGAACTTCACGATGCACCCCCGCTCTTGAGTGTGTTCATCGCCACCCACGCCGCCCGGCACTGCTCGATCGTGAAGTGCCCGAAGTGCGTCTCGTGTGGCGGGATGCCCATTGCCTTGGATAGCCACGCATACGCGCGGAGTCTGCGGTTCCGCTTCCCGCCCGGCGTGCCCAGGAACGGACTGCCCGTGCCGTTCAACCAGAGCGGGTCAAACCGTGCATGGCACATCTTGCGGGCCTTGCGGGTGAGCGCGTCGGCTGGTGTGGCGGTGTCGCCGGACCAGCACGCAACGTCGCAGCCAGGGTGCGGGCATTGCCAACGCTTGCCCCATCGGGTGTCGGCGCTGACCATCTGCCGTTTGTGGGTCGGGCAAACCTTCACTCCCCACCCCCTTTCGCGCCGGTGGCCTTGGCGATGGCGGCGAGGGCTAGGCGGTGATTGAATTCGTTCTGCGCCCTTAGTTCTGGCCCTTCCGCATCGACGAATGTCCTGTCGCGGATAGCCTCCAGCGCGGCCAGCAGGTCGGGCGCGGCATAGATCAGGCGGTAGTTTGCCTCCGCTTCGGGCGTATCTGAGTCTCCATTCGAGTCCATGATCGGCCAGATTTGACGGCCCTCGTGGTCGATGATGGTGTCGCGTAGGGAGCGTGCGAACCCACGCTTTGTATCCTCAATCGGCCTAGCCCATGATGTTTGCGTGTGCTGGTTCAATCCGCACCCCCTTCCGCGCCACGGGCGCGGGCGATGGCGGCACGCACATCAAAACTCCACTTTCCGCACTGGCACTCGCCGGAGAGTTTGGACAGCATGATGCGGCACTCGCGCACGCTCCAGCGTGATGAGCAAGCCGGACAGGTTGCGGGGCAGTCGTGGTCGGTAAGGTTCTCACTGTCCAGCAATGAATCTGCGAGCAGGGCAACGGCTTCACACGCCACCGCCAGTTCATCCCGCTGCTTCCTCAACTCCGCGACCTCCTTCTCGGGGTCAGTCATGCCGGTGCAGGCGTTGACACAGGCGACGGCGCGATACAGGTCTGCCCGTTGCTGGGGCCACGACTCCGGACGCAGACGGTTCAGGTGGATATTTGGCGCAAACAAAACCACTGTTTCGCCATTGAGTCTTGCCGTAACGTTGTGCGGGCATCCGTCGTTTGCTTCGCCTGCGTTCCACGGCTCTGGTGTGTGTCCGCCAGCCCCGCCCGCTCGAACCGCCCCGATCTCCGTCTGCGTGAGGTCCGCCGCCAGCCTCCGCGTGCCGGCGCAGGTGGTTGGTCGGCCAAGTTCACGCGCTACACGCTGGGCCGCTTGGATCGAATCGGGGGACGGGGTAGTATTCTTCCGCATGGTGGTCTCCTAAACCGCTGTGCCTTGGCCCCGGGATGACAGTCCCGGGGCCTTCTTGTTCCCGCCCGACACTCGGGAGGGTGAAGCCCGCGCCAGCCCTTTGGGGTGGGCGCGGGTGGGGTGGGCTAGGTGGACTTCTTCGCCAACCTTGCGGCGCGTTTAGCAGCCCGCTTCGTGGCGTAGGTTTTCTGATATCGCGCGATCCTCCTGCGTTCCTTCATCGCGTCCGCCTTCGTCTTGCACGGCGCGTAGGACTTCCAGAAGCCCCGCTTGTCGAACGTGATGCAAAGCCAGCCGTCCGTAGAGTGGTGGCAGATGCCGATGAAGTGTCCTAGGGCGGTCGTCATGCTGGGGCCTTCCGTGTGCTAGATGGCGTTTTCTGCTGCACGTTTTGCGCGGTTCTCGTGGTTGCTGCCGTGGATTGTGCCGTGTGCGTAGTGCGAGTGGCTATCCCACGAGTAGCACGACCACTCAGAAAAGCCCTCTCGTGTATCGACCGTTGCAAACCTGCGCATGGTCGGGTGGTCGGCATGGGTGATGCCCATGTAGGGCTTTGACCAGTTGAGTTCGGGTACGACACCCGCGCCAGCCTTGCTTACCTTGTTCATCGTTCCTACTCCTGGTATCCTCGTGCGGCATTGCACGCGGGAAGCCTGCGCCAGCCCGGTAGGGTGGGCGCGGGTGGTTAGTCGGCTAGGCCAGCGCGTGCAGCACGTCGGCACCCTTCACCCGGCGCACGGCCCCGGCGCGGTAAGCCTCAGAGAGTGCCTCAGACCACGTAGCACGATCGACCCCGACGGCCAACAGCGCGGCCTTGTTCGCGGGCTTGCCGATCCGGGCCAGCCCAGCAACCAGCGCGGCAGCGGGTGCCGAGAGTGTGTGGGCCTTGGCGGCTGGAGGACGGCCCGTCGATGGGGCGTGGACCGTCGGGGCGGGTGCCGGGTTGGCCGGGGCGGCAACGGGCGCGGGCTTGGCGTGGGCCTTTGCTAGTGCTGCGCGCACCGGGGCGGGAGCCTTGATCGGCGGGGCTACAGGCTCCGGGCTGGCTTTGCCCGCGTCATAGTCAGCGGTTGGGAAGGTAAACAAGCGGTACTCCGCGCGCTTAAACCTCAGCGCGACCATATCGCCCTCCACACCGATGGTGGTAGTTTCGTCGCCGTGGTGGGCGTTGATGATCCGGCGCAACCGACCAGCAAACGTAACGGCAACGCCAGCCCCCCGAGCGTCTACCTCTTGTACCTCGCGCGACTTGCCCCGGTACTCGACCTTCATCCATCCGCCCGAGACGCCGCGGCCCCAAGACACTCTTACTGCATTCTCACGAAGGTCGGTCAAGTCTTTTCCGTCTGTGGTGGTAACGGACAGTTCACGCATGGCCCGCGCCAGACCTTCAAGATTCACAATCACGCTAGACATTGTTTGCACTCCTAATGCAAAGTGTGCCAGCCCCACAACGGGGCCGGTGAATATCGGGCGCGGCGGTTACACCGCGCCGGACTGGGTTAGTCGATCTCGACGACGATCATCCGATCGGTGAGGGTGTCTGGGTCCGCACCCTTCGGGATCATGTCGGGCCAGTAAAGCCGAACCGCCGGCCCGCGCGGGTCGCCGCCGAAGTGTGCCAACGCGCCGAAGTCTCTGGCCAAGGCCACAACCAGATCACGCGCGGTCTGCGCCGCCTTAGTCTCACGCTCGGATACCTGCCGGTTGCATAGGTTCTCGTTGTGCTTGTCCAGCCGCTTGGCAAGGGTGCGGAATCGGGACGCTGCCAGAGCCGAGAGCCAGGCACGCTTGGGGCCTCGTTGTGCCAGCGTCGCCGCCAGAAAGAGCCGCCGCGCGTTCCGTTCCGTTGCTTTCGTAAAGGCCATCTTGCACTCCTAATGCAAAGGGTTTGCGCTGGGCGGTTGATGACAGTCAACCACACCCAGCACCTACAGCATACACCACGATCGGCACCCTGTCAATAGAAAGTACAAAGAAAATCCAAAGATTCTATAAATGCCCATAGACAGACGCGCAAAAAGGGGATATACACCCAGCAAGCACGCGCCCTACCTGCGATCCTCCCTCACGCCCTATCACGCCTTGGCTCGCCTCTAGGGATGCGTCTACCAGGGAAGCGTCCGACGATCCACCCGACCCGCAGCACCCCCCAACGCTCCGAACGCCCCAGGGACGATCTACGCCGGTCCCCGACGATGCACGCCCGCCAGCACCCGAAGCACACCCAGACAGAAGCAACCGACCGAATGCGAAAAACATAGAGACGGGTGAGCACGCGCGGATGCACGAAACACACGCGCCCGCGCGCGTACGCACGCCCGCGAGGCTCGCACTTGCCCCCGTCATGCTCGCCAGCACCCCCAGCACGGGCCGATCTACCCCAAAGACTGCCCCAAAGTGCAGTAAACCCCTATAAACACAGCACTTTCGACCGGATCAGCAGTCCGATCAGCCCCCGCAGACCACCCAACGCGCCCGCGCGTGCGTGCCCAGGCCCGCGCCTACACCCGCGCGCGTGCGATGCGAACGGGGTGCCATGGGGGGGAGGGTCGGGAGGGGGGGCAATCAATCTCCTCTCTCAAGTTCCGGTTCCAAAACCCTTGGGCTTGTCTGGTTTGCACCACCCCCGGTGAGCGATGAGCGTCGCCGCCGTGGCAGGCACCGCATACGCCCCAATCGCCATCCACCACGGCGTGTCCCTCAGGACGGCGTTGGCTCCTGTCAGGACGAACACCACCCGCAGGACCGAGACGAGGGCGGTGGAGGCGGCTGAGTGCCAGTAGGACGCTCCTACGGCTGTCCGCATCTTGTAGAGCCATGCCAGTGCTTCGGTAACGCCAAGGAGGGCGAGGATGAGGATTGTGGCCATCAGCGGTTCCTGTAGGTGATCCAGTTGGCGGGCCTGGGTGGGGTGTCGCTGTTGAGTTCGGCCTCGTCTTCTTCGATTTGCTGTCGGACCTGTGCGGCGTGGATGGACTGGTTGGTCGTGAGGTTGCCGGCGAGGACTTTGAGCAGGTTGGCGAAGGCGTCGATCTCGTCGTCTTGGCCTAGGCAGTTGCGCTCGAAGGTCAGGCGTGTGGTCTGGCGTTGCCATTCCTGGTTCTGGGCGACGCGGGGGTGGATGCAGACGCGGTGTGCGGTGAAGAGGGGGTCGCAGGTGGTGATGATGCGGGTTTCTTTCTGGCCCGAGGACCAGAGCGTCTCGACGGCGCAGTGCCAGGAGTCTGTGCCTTTGCCGTCGCGGGAGCGGGTCAGGGGTGCGGTGCGTGCGAGTGCGGCGATATCGCTGGTGAAGAGGTCGGCGAGGAACTGCCCGCCGCCGTTGGCCTCGACGACGAGTTGGCGGATGTCGTATTCGATGCATTTACGGAGGATCGCCATGCGGTTTTCGGTGCTGGCGCCGCCTTCGAGACCGCCGACCTCGAAGATGTAGAGTTGCGACCCCATGGAGCCGCCGGCGGCGAAGCCGAGTTTGTCCCGCCCGCCGGCGGAGGGGTCGATGACCATGGCCTTGATGTGGTAAGGCTGGACCACGGAGGCATCGACGTACATGGGTGCGTAGAAACCGTCCTCGCCGAAGCCCAGGGAGGGAATGGGCAGGCGTGTGGAGTCTCCGCCGCGGAGTTTGCCGTAGGTAACGTCAAGGGGAGCGGATCGGTGGTCGCAGTCGTAGACGATCAGGTCTGCTAGGCGGAGGGGGTAGGTGTGGGCGGTGCCCACGTCGATGTAGAGCATGAACTCGCGCTCGAACTCCAGCCTGCCGACGGACTCTTTCTCGGCGACGGCGGACTGGGGGACGCGGTGGGCGAAGGAGACCTGCCCGGGTCGGACGCGGCCGGAGGCCAGGCGTTCGGCCATGAGCGGGGAGAGGCCCAGGGTGCGCCGCCCCGGCTCGGGGTAGGCCATGGGGTAGGTGCGGAAGCGGTACCCCTGCTTCTCTTGCTTGACGTAGAGGGTGTCGTCGCACTTGATGGTGCCGAACTCGACGATTTCCAGAGGGTCGATCTGGGGCTGCTCGCCGACGATCTCGGTGTAGATGATGTTGCTGAACTCGCTGGTGAAGTGGTGCAGGCGCTCGCGGGCCTCGTGGGTCTGGGTGTTGCCCTTGGTCTCGATGTCGTCGGGGAGGATGGAGTGGGCGCGGTTGCCTTCGAGCTGACCGTCGATGCCCAGGCTTTTGACGCTGGGCTGCTTGTCGCCGTCATGCCCGACAACGTTGAAGGCAGTGGCGGAGTCCTTCATCTCGCCGTGTGGTCTGAGGTGCTGGAGGAACCAGACCTTGCCGATCCAGTCGCGGTTCATCTCCAGCATCGACGCTGCCGACCCCCCGGACTTGCTGACAAAGAGGATTTTGCGGTTGGGGTCTCGGAGCAATCGGTAGCAGGAGAGGGGGACACTGAGCATCGTGGTCTTGCCGGCACCACGCCACTGGAGAACGCCCCGCTTCATGGGCACGTTGGAGCCGTGTCCGACGGCCCAGAGCCACGCCTCGATGTCCAGGTCGCCCAGGGGGTGTACGCGGTCCTTGCCCAGTTCGCTCCAGAGGTTCTGGAGGAAGAAAACGGGGTCATCGCGGAGTTTCCGCGTGTAGGCGACGCCGTCGTATTTGCTCATGGGTGTGCTGCTTAGGCGCGGCGGGTGGCGGCGTCGTCGTCCTGGCTGAGAGGGGGCAGGGAGTGTGCGATGGGCTTGCCGTTGAACTTGATCTCGCCGGACTTGATGCGCTCCTCGGCGTGGCGGGCGAGGGCCTCGGCGCCGGCGGACTCAATGACGCGGCCAACGACGCCGACCTGGCCGAGGCGCTTGAGCACCCGGTCCATCTCGCGGTCAGAGAGGGGGCGTCGGCCCTGCTCGCCCTGCTTGTTCTTGACCGGGTTCCCCTTGGCATCGACTATCGGCTTGCCGTTGATGAGCCAGTCGAGCAGGGTCAGGTCCGCCAGGTCGGCCATCTGGTTGTGAATGTTCTCACGTTGCACGGTTGGCCTCCTGTCAGTTGATGAGCGGTTCGGTGTTGTCCACGGCGATGAGCAGCATGGAGCGTTGCCTCTGGGTCATTTTGATCTTGCCTCCACAGACCACCGGGCTGGGCGAGCCGATGACCGAGACCAGCAGCCCCCGCCGGGGTGTGGCCTTGGCGTCGGGTGAGGAAACCACGATGACGGTGCCCAGATGCTCACTGAGGATTGCAAGTGCAGCCCTGATCTGATGCGAAGCATCGCCGTTTTGCTTATTGGCCACACATCATCCCCCCAATCTGTGGTGTTGAATCACGCCGTCTGGAGTGTCGTGCCGGTACTCTGCGGGATCGAAAGCCGGACATAGGTCTCCAGTTGCCCGGCCACAAGGTCCGCTCCAGACCCACCATAAAAAACAAACTCAAACTCGACCGGCGTTGGCGCAGAGCCAGCAACGATCAGCCCGTTCCTTGCAAGATTTTCGGGTGCCGTCGCGCTGTAGATGGTGAA